TGATGGAAGCTGTTGCTGATAAGTCTTATGTAAATATATCCGATATGTCTCAGCCTAAAGTAGAAAAAAGTACTAAGTCAATTCATAATGCATTAATGGCTGCTGGTATGACCCCCGCTTATGGAAATATAGCTGATGTAGCAGATGCTACTTTATATGCATTAGAAGGTGAGCTTGGAGAAGCTGCATGGTCAATGGCAGCAGCTATCCCAATCATAGGTCAAATGGTTTCAGGTAGAAGAGCTGCTAAGATTGCAAAAGACTCTGGTGAAAAGATGATTACTTTATATAGGGGGAATCGGAAATGGGCACCAAAGGAAATGGTTAAAAATAGAAGATTTGTAGGTCCGGAGACTGTTGGTGGTCACACTATAAGCGTAGCACATAAAACAGCTCCGTCTAAGTCATTGTTTGTTTCAACCGACCCCGTTTATGCGGCAGGAAGGGCAGAAGGGGGATTTTTCTCTATTAATGCGAAGCGTATATTAAAGTTTATGAAAAAAGAAAAAGCATATTATAATAAACATGATATGATGATATACCCAAATAATCCACATTGGAATAAAAAAGATTTTAATAAAGCTATTAAAGAGCAGATGGATAATATAGCATCTATAAAACGTCAGGCAAAATATGAAAATAGAGCAGGGCAACATGTTTTAGAATTTCAAGTGCCTCAAAGCTGGGTAGAAAAGTATGGCAAGACGTCAGATGCAATAGGTGGAGCATATGAAGGGACTTTTCTATTTGATGAAGGACTTCCAGTGGCTTTTTTGAAAAAGGTACATAGGAACTGATATGCCCGTAGAAAATCTCGCGGTGGGTATTAGGGTGGAAAATAAATATGGCTAGAAGAGGAAGACCAAATAAAGCTGAGATAAATAAGCAACTCTTTGGTAAGGCTAACAACTATTACAGGAAGAAGTGGTTTACTGATTCTCAGAAGAGTATGGATTTCTATTTGAATGAACAACTCTCTGCCCAGGAGAAAGAAGACTTACGTGAGGGTGGAATGCCAGATTTTATTATCAATAGAATTACTCCAGCTATTGATATTATGAAATACTTTGTAACTGCAAATAACCCCAGGTGGCAGGCAATAGGAGCAGAAGGAAGCGATTCTGATATAGCTCACGTTCATAGTATGATTGCAGAATATTGCTGGCACCTATCAAATGGTAAGAGTTTATTTGGTGGTGTAATTCAAGATTCTCTTGTTAAGGGTATTGGTATATTCAGAGTTGATGTTGATCCTGATGCAGATAGAGGTGTGGGAGAAGTAGTCTTTCGTTCAATTGATCCCTATGATGTATATGTTGATCCAATGAGTAGAGATTTTCTATTCCGTGATGCGAATTATATTATAGTCCAGAAGAATCTTAGTAAATCATCTCTTATTAGTATGATGCCTGCGATGAAAAGGAAGATTGTAAGAGCGACTGGTTCAACAGAAAGTAAACAGTATTCAATGAGGGATGTTCATGACTCGGAGACTATCCAGCCAGGAGATGTAGAAAATGAGGCTTATACTCTTGAAGGAGAGCAGGATGAGATTTTAGATTATTACGAAGTATACACGAAAGAGAGAGTTCCCTACATAAATGCATGGATTCGTCAACCTCCCTCTGCACAGGAACTTCAAATTATAAGAGATGAGGCTCGTCAAGAAGCAGAACTTATTGCAAAGGATATAGAAGTTTCTCTGAAAGAGAGAGAAGTAGAATTTTCTCAGTTAGTTCAAGAAGGAGAGATGCTCCCTGAGAGAATGGAAGTAGAAATGCAAAAAGCTGAAATGGAAGCTAGTGCAAAGATGGAAGAGCAGGAAGCAATCCTTGAGGCTAAACTTGTCGAAGCTAAAACTAAGACTGTGCAAGTTGTGATGGAAAAGTCTGTTTTTGATGACCTGATGAAAGATAAAGAATACGCTGCTAGCGTTGTCGAAGCAATTGATTTCTTTAAAACAAAGGTAAAAGTTTGTGCATCGGCTGGAGATATGTATTTATATGAAACGGAACTTCCATTGAGTGAGTATCCTATTATTCCTGTGATGTATAATTTTACAGGGACTCCTTACCCAATTGGGGCTGTTGTTCCAATGATAGGTAAGCAAAGAGAGATAAATAAGGCTCATCAGATAATGCTTCATAATGCTAATCTTGCTTCTAACCTAAGATGGTTATACACAGAAGGTAGCATTGACGAGGAAGAATGGGAGAAGTATTCTAGTTCACCTGGTGCTCTTTTAAAATTTAGACAAGGATTTGAAATTCCAACGGCCGTTCAACCTCTTCCGATTAACAATGCATTCTATACTATCACACAGGAGGGAAAAGAAGATATAGAATATATTAGTGGCGTAGCTTCTCAGATGCAAGGGGTAGGAGAACCTCAACACGAAACTTATAGAGGAATGTTAGCCCTTGATGAATATGGAACTCGTAGGATACGACAGTGGGTTAATAATGTAGTAGAACCCGCTCTTGAACAGATTGGAAAAGTATTCAAGGAGATTGCTCAGTTTACTTATAGCGCCCAAAAAGTATTTCGTATTGTTCAACCAGAAGCGGGAGCATCAGAGGGTGAAGTACAAGAAGCATCAATTAATATACCTATATACAATAATTTTGGTGAAGTTATAAAAAGGTGGAATGACTACCAATCCGCAAGGTTTGACATACGCATTGTTGCTGGCTCAACGCAACCTGTGAACCGATGGGCATTAATGGATGAGTATTTCAAGTGGTTCCAGGCTGGGCTTATTGATGATATTGCGATGTTGTCTGAGACAGATATTAGAAATAAGAAAGCAATTATACAGAGAAAGAGTATGTACGCACAAATGCAGGAACAAATATCTCAGATGGAAGAGGCGATAGACGATAGAGATGGAACAATTGAAACTCTTGAACGTCAAGTAGTACAAGCAGGCATACGTGAAAAAATTAGTCAAGGCGAGAAAGTTGTGAATAAAGAAATAACACAAACACAAGCCGAGCAAAAACTTCTGCAACGCATGATGAAAGGCGAAGCAGACTTAGCAAAGAAGGAAATGAAACTTGACAAAAAGAGTGTTGCAAGTGACAGAAGTTAATGATTAAATTAGAAGGAGTACAACATGAGTGAACAGAACCAGGAAAACCTACTCGCAGATGATTCAGAAAAGGAATCTGCAGTAGCCCCTGATGATTCACTGGCTGATACAGAGAATTTTTTCTCTCAGCTTGATCGACAAGTTATGGGTGAAACGCTAGACCAGCCTACAGTAGAAGCTCAATCGCAAGAGTCAACTTCCCCACAGGGGAACTCTGTTGCAGAGCGAAATGTCTCTCCCGATGAGGGGGCGGCGAATCTAGAAAAAAGGTACAGTGATTCTTCTCGCGAAGCAAAACGACTTAACAATCGTTTGAAAGAGATAGAACCATATATGCCTATTTTAGATGCTATGAAGGAAGACCCTAATTTAATTTCTCATGTGAGAGGTTATTTTGAGGGTGGAGGCTCAGCTCCTAAGAATATCAAGGAGCAACTTGGATTAGATGAGGATTTTGTCTTTGATTATGACGATGCTTTGTCTGACCCAGATTCATCATCTGCGAAGTTGTTTAATGCGACTGTAGATGGTGTGGTGCAAAAGAGGTTAAATGATTTTGCTAAACATCAATCAGAAAATGCTCGTAAGACATCAGAGGAAAACTCCTTTAAGGAGAAATTCAATGTGTCTAATGAGGATTATGCTGAATTGATGGATTACGCAAAAGAACATAGACTGACTTTGGAAGATGTTCATTATCTCAAGAATCGGGACCAGAGGGATACGAGAGTAGCCGATGGAGCGAGGGAAGAGGTAATTCAACAAATGAAGAATGTAAGGTCTATGCCTACAAGCGTTGCATCCACTGGTAATACACATCGTGAAGAAAAATCAACCGATGATCTTATCTTTGATAAGTTGCTAAGTGAAGGAGCCGGGCTAGCAGAGTTAATGTGAACTAACTAAACATAGGAGTTTAGAAAAATGGCAGATACAAGCTATCCAAGCACGACGCCTCTTTTTCTGGCTACTTCTACGGGTTTAAGTGAAGGCTATGGAGCCTCACAAGGTTCATCTCTTAGCACTGGCGATTTACGCAGACGATATGATTTTTCTGAGAGATTTTCAGAACTATCGATTGCTCAGACCCCGTTTTTTCGGTTAGTCTCCCAAATCGCTAAGAAGCCTACGGATGATCCTGAATTTAAATTCACGGAAAAACGCCAGTCATGGATGAAGCGTTATGCTTATGTTGTAGGATACCATAATGGTAGTGCCGCTGTTCATAACAATGCCACATTACATGATACTTCTAACGATGCTATTGCAGCAGGCGCAGAAGTAGCCGTATATATGGCAGCCGATTATGAATCAGCTGGTAATATCCAGAATGTCTACAACAATGCAAATACGAAGATTGCCGTAGGAGACACGGGGACAGCCCCTGAGTTTTTCCAAGTCAATCAAATAGTCCGAATCAATACGTCCGCATCAGCGGGGGGTGTTATTAGTGATTACCTTCTCATGCGTGTTACAGAGGTTGCGGCTCAATCCGCAGCTGATCTTTCAGGTGGTGGTGGAAGCGCCACTGCGGAAGTAAAAAAGGTAACGGGTACACTTCTTCGCTCTTCATCTGATTCAGAGCTTGGTTCTTTTAGTTCTAGTAATGTTCCTATTTGTGAAGTGTACGATAGGGAAATTCATAGCCAGCTAGAAGGACAGAGGGCATACG